CGGTATGGAAGAATTTCCTTACTGATTCCAATAACTGGTTTATGTCAGATTCAAACCTTCAGAAGAAATATCTACTTTGGTTCAACAGAGTGGCTATGGAAGTCAATCAGGACAAAGATTCCGATACGCTGGTGGCTAAGTATGTAGGATACGCAAGGTTCCATCGTTGGTGGATAAACTGGAGATTCATATACGGGCATCTTGTAAGTTAAATAGGTATGAGGGGTGGTATGAGGGTATATACTTCATATCACTCCTCATAAAAAGGGAGGCAGGAAATATATGACTGTATCAGTGAACCAAGCAGAAAATATGAAAGTAAAACGTTCAGCGTCAAGAGACCGCAACTTATTGAATCCAATGCAGTTACGGGATTTACAGTTACGCAGATCAGGCGCAGAAAAATGGTTGAAAACACATAGAAACTCGGAATTCAGGGCAGTTCGTGAAGCAGACGAATCACAAGCAAGAAAGATTATTCGGCGTTGTGATGAGTTGCTTAAACAGCGATCTGCACCTGCGATTGATGAACTGACTAAAGATAAAATGGCACGCCGTATCAAGTATCTTGAAACCAAAATACGGGAAGGAATGCCTTCAAGAGACGAAATGATGGGTAAACGCCATTCAAACCCTGATAACCCAAATAGTAAATATCAGGAAGCCATACCAAACGTAGTTGATAGACATATCAAATGGTCTCTTGCAAATGCAGTGCGTATCAAGGAATGGAAACGGTTAAAACGTGTCATTGAACCGGATTCGCCTGAATCTACTAATGTAGAAAATTTGCGGAAACCACATTAATGAGAGGTAAAACTAAATGAAGAAACTAATAGCAATTTGTTTAATGGTTGCTTTTATTCCAATTTATTGCGGGGCAGTAGATGTTTATAACCACGCATATAATTTGGCTGTATCTGCTAACCCTGATACCCAATCGCCTACAAATGCATTGGGAGAAAAACAAGGGAAGGCGTATATAGAAAGCGACTTAGAAGTTGACGGTAATTTAGATATTGCAGGTACTTCAACATTAACTGGAGCAGTATCTATTACGGGGCTTGCCACACTTACAGGCGGTCTTTCGGGTCTTTATGTTCCTACACAGAATAAGAAGTATTTTACTACTGATGCGAGTTTTAACGGTTTAAGACTTGCTTATGAGCAGACTACTTCTTCTGTAACTTCTGGAACGTTAAGAGGTATGGAACTAAGGGTATCAACGCAGAAGGATGTAGGCGGTGCTATTCGAGGAGCGGAAATTAAAGCCGTTCAACAGAATATTACTGGGCAGTCAACCGTTGCGCTTTTGAACGGTCTTTATGCTAATGCTGACGGAAAAGATAATGTTTCAACCATTATGAGGGCTTTGGAATGTTCTCTTGATCAGGAAGCGGGCGGTACTTGCACCGAAGCGGTTGGAGCAGAACTATTTAATAACAGTTCCGGTGCTATGACTGCGAGTTATGGGATATCTTTAAATGGCGGTACTGCTTCAGGTCATAAAGCATACACATATGATATTCGTTTGCAGAATGGCGAGTATATAGACAATTCAACTGACGGTGCTATTAAGTTCACTGCTTCTTCCGGTATCCTTACGACAGGCAACAAAATAGGCACTGTTGATTCGCAGGGTAACACGAATTATCAGGTGATTGTTAGCACTACTCTTACTCCTGATATTGCGTTTGCGCTTACGCCTATGGATGGTAAGGCAGGTTCATTTATCATATGGATGGGTTCACACACAGCAACAGGCACATTCACGACTGCCGCCGCTGTAACGTTAGGACTTTGTTCAGCGGACGTTGCCGGAACGGATGCAGGTGTTGGTATTGCCGTATATGACGGTGGAGCCGCGATAGTTTATGTTAAAAATAAACAGACCGGGGTAACACAAGCGGCTACAATACAGTATATTTACAAGAATTAATAAGAAAGATATTTGTCCTGCCTTGCGAGACCATAAGCGAACAAGGTTATACTATCGCAAGGCAGTAGCAAGGTAGGACATCAATCTTCGAGGAGTTTAAATGTCAAACAATAAATCAACAAACCCTATCCAATGCGATACCGCAGGGCAACTAGTTTCCAGTAACGGTTCGATAAAATCGGTAGTATTCGTCAATGACGGTGCTGACGGGGATTTAACATTGGTGCTTGTAGATGAGCAACCGGAGGCAATAGGCACTCCGGCAGGAACAAAAATCATTGTTAAACTTGAATTAACTGCCGAACATCATACGGCTATTTATGTACCCCCGACCCCGATACCATTTCATATTGGGTTATATTGTCTAACAATAGACGGTGGATTAGCATTAATTCAAGTATAAGGAGATTTAGATGAAAAAATATTTTACAACTATATTGGTTGCTATTCTATCTATATCAGGATTGGTAATGTTATCGTGGGCAGAGTTTAAGGGTGCGTATATGACAAAAGCACTTACTCTAGCAACGGCTACTAGTACAGGTATTGAAGGACAATACAACTCCATAACTTTTTATAACCCTTCAGCGGCTGTATCCGTAGACATATCAACGGCCTCAGTATCAGAAGCAAGTAACAGGTTCAGTATAAAAGCAGGAACAACGTTTACCGTTCATACAAGCACTCATGTATATATGTATGCTACATTAGGAACAGATTGCACGGTATATTATCTTTTAGAGAGGTAATTTTAATGCGGTATTTAATAAAAACAGCGATTATTATACTGTTTTCCTCTTTTTTTATTATGCCTTTATACGCCATGAACCGTGGAGATTTACGAGACGAGTGTCGGCGATTATTAAGAGATACGGATACTACTAACCAAAGATGGACTGATACTGTTTTAAATACAAGAATCAACTACGCACAAAAAGAATTTGTAAAACGTACTCGTTGTATTGAAGTAAGCACATACACGACTACGATTGTAGGCGTATCTACATACGCTATCAATTCTTCAAACATACTTGCTTCTCGCCGAGTTAGTTATGCGATAAAACCTCTGACTACCACTACTACCTATTACAAAGAAATGGAATACATGACTAAAGAAGGTATGGATACAAAATATCCATATTGGGAAAGTGCTGACGGTAGCGATCCTAAAAGATATTTTTATGAAGCGGACAGGATAGTTATATATCCTAAACCATCCACTACGACATATGCAGGATACAATTTTCTTAAACATGAATATTATGCGTTAGCCGATGACATGGATGATGATACCGATGTACCTTTTAATGGGCTGGTCTATTTGTACTCTTATCATGAAACATTAAAATGGTATGTATGCTACCTATGTGCTATTGACACAAACGACACAGCAGCACAATCGTCATTCTTCGGTAATTTTGAAAAAGAGTTGGGAATAGCAAAATCCGAGTTTGGCGACAGACCTGATAAACGAGGCGGATTTAGTGTTAAGTAATATCAGAAATATACTTATTGCGAGTATATTAATTTTTATACCGAGTATTTGTTTATCGGTAATGGGAACCGCGACTATTTCCTCACCATATTACGGGATAGTGGATAAAAGCCCCCAAGATTTGGTAAGTCAAGGATACGCCGTTGACGCTATGGACGTTTTAATAGATGAGTATGAAGGAGTAATATCTAAACGTAAAGGTATAGTTCCTTATCTTACGGCTCCTTTACCCGGTCAACGCTCTGTTAGAAAACTATATGAGTATAGACAGACTGACGGCGATAGATACATGATTATCGTCTCGTCAACATCTATATTTTATTCCGTAGGAGACGGCAACGCAACTTCTATAGTTGGTAACTTAGACGAAACATGGAAATGGTCGTTTTCTACTATTAATAATATTTTATATGCTACTTCTAACTCTACTACTCCGTGGTCTTGGGATGGCACGACATTTTCATGGTTAACTGTAGTGAATTCTACTGGTATGGTATCTGGAAAATATTGCGTATATTGGATGAATAGATGGTTTATCGCAGGTGTTACAGGTTCAGAATCAACCATTTTTTATTCAAAAGTATTGTTACCACAAGATTTGCAGACTGTTGGAGCGGCTAACACCATACAAATTAATCCCGCTGACGGAGATGAAATTACGGGATTACATATTACCGATGATAATAGGTTAATAGTAACTAAAAATTATGCCACTTACGAAGTTACTATGCTATATGCAGATGAATTTCTTACTAGACAACTCTCAAATTCATATGGTTGTTTGTATGGGTCTTCGCTATCAAATTACTACGGGTCATCTGTATTTGTTTCTGCAAGAGGGGCGGAACTCTATGACGGAACAATGAACCCTATATCGTTACCTATAGAACATCAAATGCAGGCATTACGGCAAATGATGGTAGGACAAGATGTTTTAGTATGGGATACCGCTTCCGATTGGGGCGATGGTATTGATTTTGTTAATATAGATACCACTACAATAAGTGGAATCATTTTAATAAATCCTTGCACGTTTACTATATACGCAACTATAGAAAGCACATATACAACGTCATCAGATTTTGGAACTTGTGAAACACAATATGTATCTACTACAACATCATCGGGGAATGTAGTTTTAAAGGGTAACATATCGCAAGGCGCGTCCGTACATAGTTTAACTGATATTTCTAACGCTTATAAAATATCTGATAATAATAACGCTACTTATTGTTTAGTAAAAACCGCTGGGATACCGGAAACTACAAGTATATATATAGATTATGGGAGTACAGTCAATGTGAGTGGTATAAAAATAGTATATAAAACGGTTACTAGTGGTTCAAGTCTTTCTACCGTATATATATCAACTAGATCGAATCCTTCTTTTCCGGTGGGCATTACTACAGGCGGTTGGGATTATGCCACTAGTGGCGATGATATATTGTCTGAAAGCATAACACCAACCACAACATATTTGAGTGTTAATAAAAACACACAACACGTAGGAATAAACGTGGTAGGGACGGTTGATATTGATTTTTATCTTTATGAATTACAAATATATTCATCTTCAGGGAATATAACATTTCCCGTGATTGATATAACCACAACACCTATATCAAATGGTTCAATATCGGCGGGAATTAGTACAAATACAGCAACAGACATTCTTATTCAAACAAGATCTTCAGAAGATAATTCTACTTGGTCTTCTTGGGCAAACATAGGAACAACTAGCGGCACAATTAATTCGCCTTTAAACAGATATGTAGGTATTAAAGCGTTTTTAAACACTACTGATTATTTACAAACACCTATACTATCTTCAGTAACAGTACATATAGATGGAATTTATTATCATGCTACGTATACAACCCATGTTTCAACTGCGTCATCTTCGTTTAGTTCATGGATGACTTTTAATTCAAGTATTTATGAATCTCCGGGAAGTTCAATAGCGTTTTATATCCAATGTAGCACCGCCAATGATAATCGGTCAAGCCGTCCATATCTACCAATAATAAATAATGGAGTAATAAACACATCCGTAAATCCATATATTTGGGTAACAAGTAGTTGGACTGTTTCATCGCTCACAGCAATTCCAAGGTTAGAACGTGTAAACGTATCGTATCGTAGTAATCAAGGCCTTGATATAGTCGGTATAACATATAAAGACCGCTATTTTATAGGGGTATCAACAAACAATACGGATAATGTTAACGATTTAATATATGTTTACGATACTAAAGGAAACTGGATAAAATTTACAGGACATATGGGGTCAGCGTGTATATATAATAATCAACTTTATATAGGAGAAAGCCGGAATACAGGCAAGATTTATAGAGCATTTACTGACGATGTTTATACTGATGACGGGGCTTCTTATGAAAGTTACTATGTTCGGGGTATTGACGATTGCGGGTATCCTATAAATGAAAAAACGTTTTACGATATGTGGGTATCGGCACAGAATGAAGATAGCGGTACAATGGATATAGAATATAGGTTAGACGGTTCTACAGGAACATGGACATCAAAGACTTACAATCTGAATAACGGATATGGATTAATCAAACAAAAAATCAATTTTGAGGGTATGCCTAAAAGTTATTACATACAATTTAAAGTGTACAATAATACTACAAATAATTTTAAGTTCAAGAGTATAAAACTTAATTTTAATATTGAAAACGAACGATAAATCTCGGAGGATTTATGTTAAATTCATGGGATCAAGGATTTGAAACAAATGCCGGGTACACGGAACGTAAACGTACCGAAGCATATAACGAGTGGATAGATAAATATTATACTCGTTATCTAAGCGAAACAACCGATTATACTGATGACGATAGGTTATCAAAATCGGAATTTTATTCTGAACTAAAAAAAGGGAAAGCCGATCTTGAGGGAACGTTTCAAAGCATATTAACAGAAACAGAAAAAAATAAAGCCACTAGGACATCACAAGAAGAAGCGGATGCCGAAGAAGCCCAAAAGATAGAAGACCTAAAATATAAACCAACCGAAGAAGAAACTATTTTTGAAAATAGGTTAAAGGAAATAATTGGTAAAGGCGAACCCACAAAAGATTATGAATCCGTTGAGTATGACCCAGAGACTGCGAAGAAATGGTATGCTCAATTAAGTGAATCGGAAAAACCGTTGGAAGAAGAAGCAAATAGAAAACTAAGCGAGTATTACGCTTCTGTTAATCCTTACGGTCGTGGTGGCGGTGGGGAAGTCAGGGCAGCAAGTGCTACTAACCAAGGTATAACTAATGAACGATGGGGTAGGGCGTATGACATAGGGCAAGCGGAATATGAAAAAAAGTATACTGAAAAATATAATGAGTATATGCGTAAATACAATGAATTGCAAAATGCGTATAGCACACTAAATTCAATAGGGATGACAAAGAACTCTGCGGACAGATCAACGGCCTTAGCGCAACTCAACAGACTTTGGAGTACGTCAGATACGGAATACAATAGATTGTATAATGAAGCGCAAGATGTTTCTGAAGAACGATATTATACAAATGTCGCCAACTCAATGAATTCTGGGGCAAAAGAATGGTGGGAATATGCGTTACCAGCGGCAACTAAAATAGCGACAGCAGTAACATCACCATCAGCCAGTACAGTGGCAGGAACTACTAGCGCGGCAAGCACATCGGCAAGTAGCCCTGTTTCTTATTATGAACAAATAAAACAAAAATATCCGTGGCTTTATAATACCTAGGACTAACAGGAGATATATATGCCCGATTATTCAAAATTAATTGAAGCCAAACGCTGGAATCTAGAGAACCAAAGACCTTCTTTCGCTGAAACGGCTGTTACAACTATGGGGAATGTAGCGGAAAATATCGGTAAATCAAACATCGAAAAATCTAAACGTGCATTAGAAATGTCTATACAAGCAAAGAAAGAAAAAGCGGAATTTGTACAAAAACTGCTTACTGATAAAGGATACACGGTTTATAAAGTTGACAATCAGGGCAAAGAAGTCAATCCCACAATAGACGATATGGTAAACACGTATATAGGCGTAATGAATAAAACAGGATTACCACAAGGTATGAGTATTAAACCAGTATCTAATATGGGGGAAAGAAACATATATAAGTATAATAAAATTACTGGTCAACATGAAAAAGCAGGAACATATTTTGGGAAAGAAGACAAATTCATAGGATATGGCGAACCCACAAAACCGGCTAAAGATACTCCTGAAGATGTTTACGCTAAAGAAGAAGCCAAATTAAGAGCAAGAGAAAGATATATACAACGGATAACCGAAAAGACTTCAACGGATAAAAATATTACTCAACTAATTAGTGCATATAAAACAAAAATGCAGGCCGCAGAAAACGCAGACCAAGAGGAATCTGATAAATTGACTTATGGGGCACAGGATATAATGGCTCAAATAGATACTGAACTCAAAAAAAAGTATCCTGATATGGAAACCACGGAATTGGAAGAAGTTAAAAGAGGGTTATGGGGATTAGGCGGTACTGGATTACAGCCGAAACAATCTGTAGAAACAGGGCAAGTATCAGGACAGAATACAGAATATAAAATAGGCGATATTATTACTACTAAAACAGGGAAAGTAAAAGTAGTAGGATTTTATCCTGACGGAGAACCAGACGTAGTGCAAATAAAATGAGATTATCAGAAATAGATTATCAACCACAAGGGCAAAGATTATCTGAATATGTTCCGCAAGGTCAAAGACTTTCGGATATCGAAGTTTCTGACTATATACCAAAAGGTCAACGACTTTCAGATATTGTGCCCGAATTCAGCACAGGCGTTACTCGTTTACCTACCGAACCGCCGAAATTAGAATGGACCGAACCCTCAAGTCAAATAGTTCGCGGGAATATTGATTTAACTAATCGCCCAAGAGTTGGAAATCCAGACGGTTCTATTTCCACCGTTAAGTCAATAACCATAACCGATAATACAGGAAAGGGTATATTAATTCCTACCGTAAGTGATGATGGTAGGATTATGTCAAATAAAGAAGCGATAAATACTTACATTAAGACAGGAAAACATTTAGGTATATTTGATAATGAACAATCTGCTACTGAATATGCAAAACAACTGCATAATGACCAAGCCAAATTAATCGAACAACCTCAACTTCGTGCGCCTACAAAACCCGAATTAACACATTTTGGAAGACCCGAAGCATTACCTGAAAATATATCTAATTGGGAACTTGTAAAAGCAAGCCCTGTTATAGGCACTACGTTAGGTGTTACGGGTGCTTCTGCTCTTGCCGATACGATAATGAACGTTATCAAGAGTAAGGGCGAGGATGGACAGGCAAACGAAGAACTGTTTATGACATTGACGGCATTCCCTGTTATAGGTAAGGTTTTAAGTCCTGCTACCAAAGTAATCGCTAGTGCTGAAAGAATGGCTACAAGAGGTATAGAAGCCAAATTGTTAAGAACTATTGGCAGTAAACGCCTTGCGAAAGCCACAGGATCAACGCTTGAAAGTGGTATAACCATTCCCAAACCTGCTGAATATAAACTCGTTCCCGAAGATATAAGCGTAGCCGATTTAGATAATGCTGTTAAGAAAGGTGTATTGACACAAACGGAAGCAGATTATTACAGGGAACAATCTCCCGAATTTCTTAACGAGTTACGCAGACAGAACGCAGAGGCCGGAGCCGGTGTAAGTGCTATCAAGACCGAACCCATAGCCCCTAAGACCCCAGCCGTAACCGTAGAGAATGGCAAGATAAGCATAGACTTAAACAGCCATATAGATGAATTGGTTACGAAGAAGTTATCGGAAGCTGGGATAAAACCTGTTGCACCTGCAATTACAGATGTTACGCCCAGGGGATATGCACCCAGCGTAGGCGGTCAGGTAGTAACGCCAAAACTTGAAAGATTAAAAGGCGAAACCCTTGATGAAGCAATGGCAAGAAGTGTTGGTTATCAAATAGATAATGGGGCGGTTAAATTAACCGAAGATGTAAATGGTTGGAAAGCCACAATAGCAGGTGAAGACCCCCAGATTATAAGGGGTATTAAGAAACAAGACGTTATAAATCAGGTATATAAGGCACTTAACCCCGATTATGCCATAGAAACAGCCCCCACAATAGCCCCAGAAGTGGCAAAACCGCCTATTTCAGCCGTTATTCCTGAAAATACGCCTACTATCACGCCGAAACCCGTAATAACGCCTAAAATCGCAGTTCCAGAGTTCAAGACTACCGATGAAGCCCTTAAATATGGCATAGAAAATCAAGGTAACTTAGACCTTGCCAAACAGTTACGTTCTGAAGTAGCAAACATAACCGAACAATTAAAGACTGTCAAAGGACAAGAGGGCGTGAACCTTGCTACAAAATCTCAATTACTTAGAGAATCAGCAGAAGCGATAGAAGATCCAAAACAGGCACAAGCATTTTTAACTAAATTTAAACCACAGGAAAAGACGGTTGTTCCTGAAACCAAAGAACCTTTGATTGCAGAGGCGAGGAAGTATAAGAATATAGAGGAATTTGCAAATAGTATAAAAGACAATATTGACACTTCTAAATTTGCAGATTTTACTGATGTTGAAAAAGCAAGCGATATATTATATGACGCAAGAATATCCGCAGAAGAAGAAATAGCCGGAACCGTTCCTAATTATGGGATAGGTGAGGATTTCAAAAGTTTGGTTGATAATCAGGGATATACCAAAGAAGATTTATTTCAGATATTCGACAACCCCGCCAATATAGAGAAACTCAAAAAGGCTGGATATGAGGGCGCAATAATAAACGAGAAGAATGATAACGGCATTTCCTACGCACTATTTGACCCTAAAAAGGCGATAACAAAAGAAATGTTACAGCCAATGGCCGGTGGCAAGATGCACTTTGAGGGAGAGGCGAAACCGAATCCCAAAGAGAAAACTATAATTACTGCAGTCGGCAGGGCTTTAGGTGATAAACAATCGCAAGAGTTTGCTGTTAAATACAAGTGGAATAACATTGTTGACGAGTTCTACGCAAAGAAGATAACCGCAGAGGATAGTATTGCTTTGGGTAACTACTATGATAACCCCACAAAATATCCTTTATTGGAAGCCATTAAAAAGAAGTTAGGCGACGACTTAATAGCCAAGAACCTTGGGTTTAAGAAGTTTCTCACGCAAGAGCAGAAGTCAAGAGGTTTACTTGACACTGAAATAAACGATGAAGAATATTTGAGGACTTTCATTGTTCAGGAGAACGGCGAACCGGCTACTCCGGCACAACTTAATAAACTTTTAGAGAACAGTAGCCCAAGCATACAAGAACGGTTAATTGGCATAAATAACCCTGCTGGCGGTGGCGGACTATCGTTCAAAAACAAGTTTAACCAGACCCGTAAGTTTGAGAATGCCGATTTAAGAGATGAATACCTTAAACAGTTCGGGTTAAAGACTGATAGGAACTATATCAATGTAATGCGCCGGACTGTTAATCAGGTAACAAAGACCACGAGCAATTACGACTTTATGATGTCTTTGCGGAAACAGGCGAAGGAAGGCATGAAAGGGGTTAAGGAAATATACGACCCGAAAGTGTTTAAGGACTTCAAAGACAACCTGCACGATGAGTATATCGCCATAAGAGATAAGATTTTAGCCAATGCCAGAGAAGCAAAGATGATCACGGAAGCCGAATATCTTGACGGTAAAAGAGATAGCCGTATTATTTTGGACGTTCTCAAACATAACACTAAAATCAATGAAGAAATACCAACTGGGTTAAAACAATTATTGCTTGACGACATAAAAATAGAATATGTTGCCGTAAGAGAAGGATTATTTGCGGATTTTAAAGGTCAAAAGGAAACTTTTAATTATAATGCCAGACAGATGATTGACGAGGCAAGAGACGATGTAAGAAAAAAGATTTTTGCTGAAGTTGACAGGATAAGCGAAAGATATGCCAATGCTTTAACCGAAGAATACCGCCGTCCGAAAGATATGCGTATAGCCCAACAGATGACTGGATTGATGTTTGACAAGAATTCGGCGGCTTCAATGGATAAGGTATTCGAGATACTTAAACCGAGTAGCATTGAAGATACTGTAAGGGCTATGAAGTTAATGCTTGCAACAGGCGACTTGTTCCAACTTCCCGAAATAGTCAGACAGAGGTTCGGTGTAAATGGAATGAAAGGGCTTGCAGGTGTCTATAAATATACCGAGAATGAATTTTATACCAAGGGAATAGATGCTGTTAAATCGAGCTTGATTTTAGGGAAACCTGCCGATATGGATATTGAACTCATTAAGAAAATGGGTCAGACCATAGAACAGGGTGATGTAAGCACGGCAATGAAGATATTTAACAAAGCCGGAGAAATAGGAAGTAAAATACCTGTATTCAATAAGGTAGAAGAAGGAGTTACTAAGATATTCGGAGCGTTAGAAGATTTACAATGGAAAGTAGCATTACCTCATACTAAACTTGCTATGTGGGATAAAACGTGGCAGAAAATCGCTAAGAATAATCCTAATATGACTACCGAAGAATCAAAGACTATCGCCTCTCAATTCGTCAATGACACCTTTCAAGGTCTTAATTGGCAAAGAATAATGACAGAGGACAGCGTTGAGGGGAAACTGATAAATAAAAGTGTTGAAAGAATGTCGAGAATATTGCTATTTGGTTCAGATAGATTCCTTTCACTGGTGAACAGACACACAAAGGGGTTTGGAAGCAACGGTGCAGAGTATCGTAAATTTTGGATTCGGTCGGCGATCGCTGGATTGGTTATTACCGAAGTATTAAACTATGCCTTTAACGGTAAATCTACCCTTGAAAATAAAAAAGGTAATGAGTTCAGTGTAGAAATACCGATGTTAAAAGACGAAAAGGGTAACCCTATGGCTGTAAATGTTATAGGAACGTGGCAAGAGCCATTGAGGGCGTTAGATAAGCCCGGTAGTTACCTACTAAATAAGCAGGGAACACTTACAAGAATGTTAGGATTCGGTCAACCCGAATATGCTAAACCTAAAACACTTATGGAGTTTATGTGGAACAATGTGCCTATGCCATTTACATTACAGAATTTACTTAAACAATTAAATAAAAGCCCCAAAAAGAAAACTGGTGAAGTAGATTTGAATACTGCTTTAACGATGAGTGCTTTAGAGTTCGCTGGATTTCCCACAACGTTTAGAACAGGAACAAATAAACAGGCGAGATTAACTGATATGCTTTCGGGTAATGCAGACCCATATCAATATTTAACTTCGCAAGACATAAAAAAACGCAGATGAAACGCACGTTAATTATATTAACTCTTATTTTATCAATATCGGTTTATGCCGAAGAACCTAAACAACGTATAAACCAACTCAAGGCTAATGATTATATGATAATTAACAAAGAGATAGTAAACAAAGTAAACGATAATTTTATTGATATTGTTAACAACAAACAAAATAAACGGTGGCAAGTTCTATCAGATATTCCGGCATTAAGCGATCTTAGCGAAAGTAGCCCTTTACTTTTATATAGTAATGGTATATTAAGTTTATGGGCGAGGTATGGAGAATCGTTGTATGAGTTAGCGAACTCAACTAATGTTGTATTGAGAGACCATACGCAGTTAACGTCAATAGGCACAAATACTCATGCACAGATAGACACAAACATTGCTTCTGTTCGTAGTTCGACAGTATCGTTACAAGGGCAGTTAAATAACGTGGCGGTATCAACTACATCATTACAAGGACAGATAAACAATTTACAAAATAACACAACGAATTATGTGCCGTATACGGGTGCAATCTATGACGTTAATCTTGGAACGCATACGATACAGGCAAACGATTACGATTTTCCACAAATCACAGTTTCAACGCCATTACCGAACATATTGAGATTGTATGCTATTGCAGACGACGGATTCACGGTTTTACAGACGGTAGAAAATTCGGGAGAAATAAACAGACTTAATCAGGATACGTTCAGAATTGCTCGAAATACGTCGGGCACGGACATAACTAAAGGACAGGCAGTATACTATACGGGATCAACAGACAACAAACCTAACTTCTCGCTTGCAATATCGAGTAATGAGGCGACAATGCCGGCAATAGCGATAACTAAAACGGCGGTGGCTAACAACAATTTCGGGGAGATAATGATAATAGGTCGGTTGACAGGAATTAAAACCAATTATGCCGGATGGACAGAAGGCAACCAACTTTACGTTTCGTCTTCAACTTTAGGAGGGTTAACTAACGTTAGACCGTTACATCCAAACCTTGCACAGTGGATAGGCACAATAGAGGTCGTCCATGCGGTTAACGGAGTAATACTTGTTAATTGCCAATCTTTGACAGGTATTGAAGACGGTACAAACAGAAATACTTATACGCTCGGAAACACGCAGGCAGGAACTAAAAGCGTAAAGTTTTCAGGAACTTCTACAGGTCAAATAGACTGGGATTCCACAGTTTCAAGTTGGACTGTCAGTAGCGGGAATATAGAAGTTAACGGCGACATTAACATGAGTTCGCATACGTTGACAGGTTCGAGGTTTTCAAATTACGTTGTTTTACGAGACACAAATTCCGTTGATTGGTATCTTGGAATAAATTCAGGTCGTCCGTCAATACAGAATTACGCCCCCTAAAAGGAACTTATGAAAAAACTGCTACTATTGATTCTGCTATCTTTTCCTGTAACGTGCCATGCCGAGAACGTTCTTAAATTCTTTGTTATGGAAGGGGATAACGCTCAAAGCGTTTGGGTAGGCACGGCAACGTGGGCGTTAGGAGCAGACCATTTACTACTCTCAAATATCGGGATATGGTCTCATCCAACTCTTGAACAACATATCGGGAACTTAGAAACCTCGTTACTACAATATTCACAGCAATACGTTTATAATTTAGATTTTTCGTCCGGGTCAGGGGTCAACATAGACACGACGACAGTACCGGGTAAACTGAAAATGGCACAATATTCTGGTGATAACGGATATAATGCAGGGTCAATAGGTACAGAAGGTGCAAACCGTGGATGGAGACAAAAATATATTCCACAATACAATACAATAATTGCGAGTATGATATTGAATCAATTCTATAGATATCAATCAGCGGGAGCAGGAGAATCGTGGACATACAAAATAACAGATATTGCAGGTAGTGCGGTATATTCGTATACTGGTATATTCGCGGGGGGAAGTTCTATACTATATCCTGATTTATGTTTAATAGCGGAAACCACATATTATTTTGAGGCAGAATGTAATACTGTTGGTTCGTATTTTTACGCGGTTCACTATTCTACGACAAAATATACGCAAAATATATCTACTGCAACAGCGGAATATACAACAGATGCAGGGTCAACGTGGAATATGATGCCGAGTTCGTATGTATATTTAACTTTAGAACTTGCACTTTCGTCAGCCACATACACGCAGTCGGTATCTACGACGTGCGAACCTGTATTTTATACATGGGGTAAATTCAATATAACTAAAAATGAGGACGCTAACTCTACGGTATCGGCTACTATTAGGTTATCCTCGAACAACGTTAATTGGGGCGATATTATACCTGTTACTAACGGAACAATATTACCTTACACATCCTCATACATACAAACGAACATACTGTTAGAACGGACTTCATCAGCGTCAGACCCATACGTCAGTAATGCCGGATTTTCAGTAAATTTCTCACCGCCACTTTATACAGGCGATGTTGTTCTGGCATCAACGCAGACGTTCACGGGCACGAATACGTTTATCGGGTCAACAGTCATATCAAGTTTAACTGTAACGAATGCTAGTGTAACGACTTTGAATGTGTCAAGTGAAACCATTAGCAATAAATTAATTCTAAGTAAATATACCCGAATTATAGGACATTTAAAAACTTCTATCAGTAATTTGACGGCGGGGGCAGATTCTACGATACAATTTGATTCTGCTACCGTAGACAATACAAATGAGTTTAATCCGGGGTTAACTTATATATTAATAAAATATGATGGTATTTACAGAGTTAATTTTTGTGCATATTGGATGCAAACCGTAGACTCAAAGGTATATTCGTCAAAAATAATGATAAATGCCGCAATAGCAAGGACAGAATTAAAGCATACGGGATTAGCAGATGATATAAGCACATCGGTGCAGGGATTATTTAAATTAAAAGCGGGAGACCATATTACGTTCATTGCAAATGCCGGGAATACGGGTGCAGATATTTATGGCGAGGCAACAGGAACATACACATATTTTTCAATTGAAAGAATTATTGATAACCAATAAGGGGGGAATAGAATGAGAAATTTCATTTACGCCTTATGTGAAGAATTTGGAATTATGGGGTTATCAATATTAATTTCCTTGATAGGATTAGTCGTAGGATATGCAATATATAAAATAATATTTTAACGGAGGATTTTATGGCATTAGCAGCAGTTTCACCGTGGGCCTTACTTGGCGGGGCGACTGGTGGATGGTGACTGTTGAGGCGAACATGAGTGTACAGACTGTATACTGGCTTCCTATAGGGAGATAGAGGATAACATGAATGGGTGGAACGGTCAAGAAAAACGAAAGCAGATATATCCCCAACTTGAAACGCAACTCGCGTTACTCGATCAAAAGCTCGATACACAAGGATGACAGTAAGGAAGAAAAGAAAGGTAAACCGTATTACCGTCAACAAAATAGAAAGAAAATAGAAAGTTTAAAAGGGGTGCGATTATGGGCGAACAAGAAGATAAATTACTTTTAGAAGCGAAGCGAGAAGCGGACTGGCAAAGAATAGCGAACATAGAATCTAATTTGGCTATAAATACGCTTACTACGACAAGAATTGAAAATACCCTTAACGAGTTTATGAAAAAGTTTGACAAATATCCCGTTATATGCGAAAAAGTTGATCAACACGATAAATGGTTAATAGGCAGTGTTGCAGCAATTCTCGTCATGGGATTGCGTATGGCGTGGGAATGGATAACGGCTAAACCTAATTAAGTGAGGTTCCAATGAACCAACTTTACGATTACCGTATTTGGGTTTTATTTTTAGGGTTATGTATGTTATACAATTTGTGGAGGTAATATGAGCCACTATTACAGTCGTAAACATTGGATTATCGGAACGATAATTATAGTTTTTGTTTTGATTATTGGAATATGTGTTGGAAAAATATTTGCTATGGGGAAAAAACCGTTGGCCGAGATTAATGCCGTGAAAGTAGAAAATGCTAAACTTGCAGATAGGGTTACTGGGGTAGAACAGGCGAACCTTAAACTTGCAGATAAGTTGGACGGAGTAGTATCAGCACAAGTCGGAATGAATAACACGGTCTCGAAAGTAACGAGCGATATAAAAGCAGGCAGAGACGTGATTAACGATAGCCAATTGATGACTGATTATATTCAATCAATGAAAGATAGCCACAAAGAAGTAGTTGATACAAACTGGAAAATAATTAATGGACTTTTAATTGAAATAGGAATATTAGTAAGTTTGCTTGGTTGGTGTTTGAAGTTTCTACTAAAAGCCGACGAACGCCGGGATATTCGAGAAGAAAAAAGGGAACAAAAGGAGGCGTAATTATGTGGCGTAAACTGTTGAAGTGGTTGTTAGTACCGATACTCGAAGAAGCGGAACCAGTGATCGCTAACTGGATAGCGAAGGAAAAAGACGCTCTCATGGGAGCGTTAAAAGAGGCGGATAGTATGGTTATCGCAAAACAGATAACCAATAAAATCAGGGAGGTATTATGACATTTGTATTATTCAAGAACAAAGGCGGATATTGGATGTTTAATCTAGTGGCTCGGAACGGAAAAATTATAGCGGTTAGTGAAGCATACTCATCGTTATCGAAATGTAAGGGCGGAGTTAATTCCGTTAGAAAATGTGCAAGGGCTGGAATAGCCATGCAGGAGAAATAACATGAAACGATTTCTATTGAGCATGATTCTTGTTATAGGAACTACGACGATAGGACTTTGTTCAGACTTTAACGGAGTTTACTGTAAATTATGGGGTATGGCGTTTACATATCCAATAGCAAACATCGACGCTACGCCGTATTTTAAGTCAATTACTACTGGCGACGAAATGATAGGCGCGCAGACGGCCTTGATAGTATATCCCGGGCAAGACGTGGTTTTACGCGGAGTTCCGGTCAAAGCAGGATTACTAAAACTTAATTTTGGCGGTATAACATCCCTGAAAGCAAACGGTATGCCCTATGTCTCTATATCGTTACGAACAATGAAAATAACTACTCAATCCGGCGAAACCATAACTGATATTGCGTGGGGTTATGGTCATGACTTTAAAGAAAATAAGGATCACTGGCTTATAGGTGCGACATTCCCATTATGGTGAAAGGAAGATATTACTATATATAGGTAGGGGATGGTTTGAACTTCCTTTCCCATCCTCTACCCTAAAACTATGAAACTCAAATATGTTAATGAAAGAGTTGATAAATGTTCGGTATGCGTTGACGGCGACGGGAACCGATTGACGTTGATCGCACAGCACGACAATAACAGTTTCCCTCTTGCACCAGTGGACAAATTATGCCCTAAATGCGGTACACTTTACGTCTACAAAGAGGAAATGAAATGCGAGGAATAAAATGACCCGAACTGAATTTACTCTTAAAATCGCTCAATTAATATTTCTAATGGCAAAAGATGATTTTCCTGTAATGGATTTCGTTATGCGGTCGCAGTCAGAGCAGAAAAGATTATTTGACGCAGGACTTTCCAAATGTGATGGCAAAATAAAAATCAGCAGACATCAGTTAGGGCTTGCTATGGATATTTACTTTTTAGACGATAAGGGAAATATAGATTTTGGATATGAGAGCCAAAGAGCGAAAGATTGTGCGGTCAAGTATCACGATATATGGGTAACAATGGGGGGCAAACCGATGATTTCTTGGGATAAATCCCATTATGAGGCATAAACCACGTCGGTAGATTCGTTCCTATGCCCCTCTTTTATATTTTTGGTATGTTTGTACCTTTAGCCCGATAGGTTAGGCGGGAAAAGATTTTTTGAAATAGTTGAAAATAACCATTGACAGTAGACTTGTTTTATGATATCCTTATATTAGTAGTAAATGTTCTTTAAACAAAATTACCAAAAACTTTCGGCAGAGCCTTTCATTAGAATATACTTATCTGTCGAAAATAGACAGCACCGCCCGAAAGTCGGTGGGTAAGTAAGTATATTCTAATCGAGGGCTTTTTTTAATGAGTGAGGTTGAGTTTGCACCCGAACTGCAATCTGTCAAAAAACTATCAACGGTCGATTACATTTTCAGACGTTTTCCAAATTGGATTGTAGAATCAGGGTTACTATCAGTTTTACAGGGCAATACCGCAAAAGTATTTTTGGTTCTTTTAAGTCAAGTTAATTTCAATACTAATTGTGGTAAATTGTCAAATAAAACACTTGCGAGGCTTTCAGGAGTTACGCAGAAATTTCTTTATAGACCTATTAAAGAATTGCTTGATTGTGGTCTTTTAACAAACTATAAAACAGGTTGGGTAAGACACTACTCATTGAACATAGACCCGACAAAGACATACAAGTATAGAGATTATGTATTAAAAGAGAGTAGTAAAAGGAAGATACCTAAAAAAAGAGTACGCAAGATACCTAATAATTAGGTATGTGATATTAAAGGGAGATTACAATGGAAAGATTATCAATGAAGCAGATGAAGGCAAAGTTAGAAGAAGTAATCATATATATAGCAAGTACGAGACGAGAGGATATTGAAAGCAATAGGGCGATATTGAAACAGATTTTATACACATTGAAAAAAAGTTGTATTAAGGCAAAGTAGTCAATATCTTTTTACTGGAGGTAAAAGATGACAGAACAGATTTTGAAAGCCTTGGACGAAGCAGACATTGACCGTGATTTAGCGATATATGCAAAGACTGTATATAAAGACACAGAGGAGGAAACAGATGAAGAAACTCAAAATTGAAATATCTTACAGTATTGAAAACAGAATTACTCAAAATGCCCCCAAAGACACAGCAACACGCTAATGCCGTAAGAAGAATATCAGATTATATGGAATTAATGAATGTTGATGAAGAACTTTTACGAAATGAGGATAGCCCGATAGTGGATTTTATAGAATACGCACACGCACATTTAACAAAGGAAGAAGTTGAGCAAGAATTTGAAAAATATCAAAAGGAAAAAGAATGATATGGATATAAACAAAAAATGTAAATTAATTTGTAAGGGTTGTGTGTCTTGGGGAAATTGCGATATGTCTTTTGCGAAAATATTGAAGGCAATGCGCCAAAAAAGATTTGTTGGATGTAAAGATTTTATAAAATATAAAAGAGGTAAACAATGAAAATTACAAGAATTGAATTTTTAGACGACCATGGTAATCCACAATGTTTTGATTTATCTTTTGTTTGTGTAAAATCAATAAAAGAAGTATGTCCGACGCAAGAATCTCAATTATTTTTTTTAGTTGAATTAGAGGGAGATAAACAACAATATATTTATAACCCGACGAGAGTATATTTGGAAAAGGAGAGTTAGTATGAGCAAAAGAACCGAAGAATTGAAACTTGAATTAAATGAGTTAAGTATAGAAGAACTTAGAGAAATTGCAGAGTTTTGTTCTGAACTTGCGGACACATTAGATGAGTAGTTATTGGTGGGATATTATAAACCAATGTCGTGGCATAACCAAAAAAGGTAAGAAATGCACACGTCCTCCGCGTGTCGCTGAACAAATAGGCAAAGACTTACATATATACCTTACTTGCAGTTTACACGCAGAGCAAGAAAAGGAATTAGAAAAAAAGGAATTAACCAAATGAGCAATACAATGAAATGTCCGGGATTGTGGCACAGGGTTATACGACGCCGTTAAATTCTATGAAACAATTAGGGTATAAACGTCATGTTCGTTTTGTCTGGGATAAAGAGAATGGCATAGCCCCCGCTTTCACCGTCAGATATAGCCACGAATATCTTCTATGGTTTTATAAACCCAAAATGATAATGATAAATCCCGAAGTTAGGGGTAAATATACAACGGTGCTAAGGGAAAAATCTATACGCCATTCTCAAAAACCCGAAGTTGCTTACAAAATGATTGAGGACTTTTACCCCACGCAAAACAAACTTGAATTATTTGCAAGACAAAAAAGAACGGGATGGGATGTCTGGGGCAATGAAGTAGAAAGTGATATTGTTTTATAACACGGATAAGTAAATGTTACTGAAAGGATATTATTGCCATCTTGACAAAATGTTCAGAAAACTCCGGTGTCAGTATTTATTAAATTGTATATGCAGAAAAGTATCGTGTAATCTTAAAAGAGAATTTAATGGAACGATAGATAATCAGGGTAGATTAAAGGAATATAAATAATCCTGAAAAAATGAGGATATATCGTAAGAAATATTATAAAAATCACCATGACGAGATAAGAGAATATCAAATAAAAAATCGTGAACGTATATTGAAATATAAAAGGGAATATAGAAAAAAGAATTTTGAAAAAATAAGAGAAAAGCGAAAAATATACAATCTTAAATGTAGAAAACTACATAAAAATAGTTTTTGACATCTATTGACATTTCGAAAGCGATATGCAATAATATACATAGGAACACAGAATCAGACTTAGCCACAAGGAAATAAAATCATGTTAAATCGGATTCGTGGTAGCGAAATCTTAATAGGAGAATTGGTAGATTCTTTTTTCTTTTGCCCGGCAGTCATGCTACCACATGACGTAAGACCGGGTAATTTTTTTGAAGCAGGGATAGGCACTTCCCCAGCCGACAAGTGGCTCCCCGCCATTTCCCTGCTCAATACCTTATATAAGGAGTGCGTATGACTATCAAGCTAAAATATGTAATGTATGAAGATGAAGCCGTAGTATTCGGCGAGGGCGACGGCAAGGTTCAACACAACCAAATGATTTTAGAAGGACACAGGAAACCAATATCAGCCGGATTTGTTTTCATATATGAGGTATCGCAAGGAGTCGAAATCACGGCTATGGGGGATTCGGTTTCTTTAGGTTTGAAATCAAGACCCGAAGACACGGACATTATAAGGAGAACTCTTTTGAATATTAAAAGAGGCGAAGAACTGGAAAATAAATAAAAAGGGAGAAAAAACAAATGATTGAGAAACTTACGAAAGAACAAGAATTGAAAGTTGACGAATACTATAAAAAATGGTTGGCAGTTGGCAAGGACATAACTCCGATAAACAAGTCGAGATTATTTAAGTCTTTAGATGCTTTATACAAAGAAATTGGATTAAAAAAACCTATGAAGTTTGCATTTGGTTCTCCGTTTTCTTGTCTTGTTGCGTATTTTTATTTAAAAAATTTATTACCTGAAATTTTAAAAAAGTATAAAGGCTCGCAGATATACTCGCAGATAGACTCGCAGATAGACTCGCAGATAGACTCGCAGATAGGCTCGCAGATAGGCTCGCAGATATACTCGCAGATACACTCGCAGATAGACTCGCAGATACGCTCGCAGATACGCTCGCAGATAGACTCGCAGATAGGCTCGCAGATACGCTCGCAGATAGACTCGCAGATAGGCTCGCAGATAGACTCGCAGATAGACTCGCAGATAGACTCGCAGATAGTCTCGCAGATAGGCTCGCAGATATACTCGCAGATACACTCGCAGATAGACTCGCAGATACGCTCGCAGATAGGCTCGCAGATACGCTCGCAGATAGGCTCGCAGATATACTCGCAGATAGACTCGCAGATAGACTCGCAGATATACTCGCAGATAGACTCGCAGATAGTCTCGCAGATAGTCTCGCAGATAGACTCGCAGATAGACTCGCAGATAGACTCGCAGATAGACTCGCAGATAGACTCGCAGATAGTCTCGCAGATAGGCTCGCAGAATAATGGGTGGTGGTATGGCCAACATAATGCGAATTGGATCGGATATTATGAGTTTTATAAAGATGTTTTTGATTTCAAGCCCCAAAATTTATTATTACAAAATATAGTTATTGACTTTACAAAAAATTGTCATTGGTTTTTACCCTATGAAAATATAGTTATTGTGAGTGAAAGACCTATTGAGTTAAATTTAGATAGACAAGGTAGATTGCACAAAGATATGGGAATGGCAATTAAATATTCTGATGGTTGGGGTATATGGGCTTTGAATGGCATAAGAGTTACGCAAGAGATAGCCGAAACTCCAGCAGAAAAGTTAGATCCAAAATTGATATTAAATGAACGGAATGCGGATATACAGAGGGAAATCATCAAAAAGATAGGGGCAGAACGAGTTTTAAAAAAACTTAACTCAAAATGTTTGGATAAATGGACAGACCCTAAAACAGGAAAGAACTATGAACTACTTAATCTTAAAGTAGGTTCTATCGACAGAAAATATATGTATTACAAACATTTCTCTCTCGATTATTATTACGCAAAACCCGTGCCGCCAGAGGTAGATACCGCATGGAAAGGTCGAGCATGGATTTTGTCCGTGATAGAGAGAAACGAATTAATCAACGCCTCAATTGACGAAGTTACAAAAAATCTGCCTGAACAGGCAAGTTAAGGAGAGTATATGAAACGCATAACAAACCAACATGGAGACGTTCTTCTGGAAAAAATAGAAACAATCCCAACAGACGCAAAGAAGCTTAAGGTTATAAACGGCTTCATCATAGAAACTGGGGAAGGCCGGCATACACATATTCTCAAAAAAGTTTGCCCTTGTTCAAGGGAATCGGAAAGCCCCTTAGCATTAAAGGATATTTCCAGCGACGTAGAAGTGTGGTCTTTGAACGATTCCATGTTCATAAAAGTCAAAAAGGGCGAGACTGTGGTAATAGACCACGAGGAACACGGCAAACAGATACTTAAAGAGGGGATTTACAAAAAAATAATCGAGCGCGAGTACTCTTACGAAGACAACGAAGAACGTCGCGTACTTGACTAAAAGGGAGCGTGATCATGGCAAGAAATTATTTTGGTCAGTACGATTTTAAAGGAACGGACTATTTAAGAGCAAGGTACATAGGGAAATCGTATAGAGACATGCCAAAGAAGCCAGTTGACTACGTTTCGATAGCGGTTTTAGGAGTAACGGTCATAGGCGTGGTATTAACGATAGTGGTTATTTTGGTGTAGTAGACACGAAAATTATCGGAGGGTGAAAATGAAGAACTTAGTAATGGCGTTAGTCAAGGCACAAGGCGAGTTTCAACCCATTAAAAAGGATACGGTAAATCCGTTCTTCAAGTCTAATTATGCAAACTTGGAATCAGTCGTAGAGGGAACTAAACAACCCTTGCTAAACAACGGGCTATGTGTCATTCAGACATTTGGCGTAGTAGAGGGAAAAAGCACGTTAAAGACTTCCCTATATCATACGTCTGGGGAATTTATTGAGGGTCAGCAGTTAATAGATGTGAACTCCGCGGATCCCCAGAAGTTAGCAAGTGCCTCAACATACGCCCGTAGATACGGTTTAATGGCGATTTTAGGCATAGCAGCCGAGGACGACGACGGCAATACTGCAAGTCAGGCAAAACCGAAGGAAACGGCTAAGCCTGCGGCTAAACCAGAAGATAAGGAAGCATTTAATAAAGAAACAGATGAACAGGCAGACTTACCACAATGTATACCTGCCGAAGAACTTGCCGTATGGAGTATAGGTACGACAGCCCCACAGGTTACGGGGAAAGTATCACACATAGAAGAACGACAGACAAAGAACAAAAAAGACATAACAAATTACACGGTTGGGGATTTAGTAATTTATGTATGGGGTAAGAAAAATCCTGCAATTGCGGTAGGTATGGACGTGTACTTTTCATCCGTTGCTGTAACTACATATTTGGATAAAAAACAGTACACAGCAAAATTCATAGATAAAGAGGTGGACTTTTAATGGAAACCAATAAAGAGCTTTTGACGCTACAAGCAGACAATTTATGCAAACAGATTACCGTATTGAAAGTAAATTCCGTACCGGAATTAAAAAAGGCTGGAGATTTACTTTTCAATATTAAGGATTTTATCAAGGTATGGAGCGATAAGAAAAAAGAATTGATAAAACCCTTTAAGCTCGGAATATTAGGCATAGAGAATGAATTTGACCCTAATATAGACAAGGCAAAGGAATGGAAAGCGTTGCTTGAAAAAGAAATGATTGATTTTCAGATGTTAGAGAAAAAACGTAAAGAGAACGAAGAAAAAGAACGTAGAGAACAGGAACTATTAAGGCTTGAAAAGCAAAAGGACGCCTTACAGGATAAAGCAGTTGAGCAAAACAACAATACTATTCTAAATGAGGCGTTAAAGGTCGAAGAACGGCAAGAACGGCTTATGAGTGAACCGATAAAAGTATCTCAAACCGTTAGTGGCGAACTTGCGAAAACAGGGCTTAGAATGAACCCTGACTATGAAATACTCATAGATAATGATGTGCCTCGTGAGTATTGCTCTGCCGATAGGGGGAAATTACGTCGCGCCGTCAATGACGGAGTTAAAGAAATTAAAGGTGTAAGAATTTTTGAAAGACCGTCAGTAACAAGCAAAATGTGAGGACACATGACAGAATACAATGAAATGACAACGCAAGAAATTGAGGACGAAATTCTTTTACAACAAAAGGGTTTAAATTCCGAAATGGATAATCTCGGCGTAATACAAGAAACTATCACAGATTATAAATCTAAACTGATTATGCTTGAAGATAAGAAATTTAAAGCTCGTGAGGTTATCCGGCGTACGAAGCAAGTAATATCGAATCTCGAACAAATATTCAAGTGGCGCAGTATACGGAAAGATAAAGGCTTATAGTTCTTTCACAATCCGTGGCGTGACCGAGTCCTAATAGTTACAGTTTTAGGCGGTTGGTGTAAAGCACGGATATGAATAGGGAGCGGATAAGGGATTATTCCTTTGAAAGTGGGAGGTCAGAAAACGCAATCTATAAGACCACGGTTGCCCGCTCCCGAACTTTTTAAGGCAAACAAAAAGGTTCTTTGAATCGGTGAAAGTATGATAACGAACTATCATACAAGGTGATAATAAATTTATAAGAGGATTTTTTCAGGATTGAAAAGACCTTCACGGGTTATCGGTTGGGAGCGATTGCCTGAATCTTATAAGCCCTACTAAAAATATGACAAACTCCCCCCAACATATGCAGATGAAACCTCTGCCGCCGATTCAATATTTTTAATTATGATACAGCAAGAATTTGTCTATGACTATGTAAGGCGTAACCCCGGTAAACGAACAAGTCAGATATTACGGGGCTTGTGGGAAATGGGAGTATCTATCGGGGCCGGGAGCGTTGACAGGCATTTACGCTATCTTCAAGAGCAACACAAGATTATCGGCAAGAAGTTAGAGAACGATTCAGAAAAGACGTGGGATATGATTGAACCATTATTCCATTACGATCAAAACGGACAAGGGCTACTAATAGCGAGGTAAGCAATGAACAGCAAAAAGGCAAAGAAATTAAGAAAAGATATTTATGGCGATATGTCTTTGAAAGAAAATAGAACTTATTATCAGTCAGATAATGGTGGTAAAAGGGTAGGCGGTCTAAGAGGGGATTACAGAAAGGAAAAACATAACATCTTATTAACCAATCGCAGTAAATCTTATACTAAACCGTTGAGGAAAAACCAATGAAAAACAAAGAACCACAGATGAACGAAACAGATTATCAGCACGCCGCCCGGACAGGACGATGTAAGATATGCAATTCAAGGGTTCGTGAAGTTGCGACAGGATTTCATTGTCCTAATTGTAAAGAGACTTTTTTAAAACCGATAGCACTAACTTCAAAGTGAGGAACTATGTCAGAGAATCCTAGTATTATAGACCATTTAGCCGATAAAGAGTATCTGGAAAACCTTAAAAAGCAAGGGTTAGTAATATGTTCCTTTTGCAGACGAGAAGTCAAAAGAATAAGAATAGGTGCATATTTGTATGGTAAACCAATGTGCATGGAATGCGTGAAGATTGAGGGCGAGATATGACTTTTAGACAATTTCCGAAACGTGAACAGTTGAAGAAGCGGAGTAGGGGCGAACGGATCATAAGCCGTATAATGACATACCCCAAAGCATTAAAGAAAGCCGATATTGCCTCTGCTTTATACGTTAGAACTCGTGATGAAGGTAAACCCTGTATCTCTTGCGGTTCGACAGGCAGAAAATTACAATGCGGTCATTTTATACCGCGGGCATATATGATTTTCAGGTATGACGAACGCAATATTAACGGACAATGTATGCACTGTAATTATACCCTAGAGGGTAATCACGATAATTACGGTAAAGCACTTGCAAAGTTATACGGTCAAGAATTTGTTGATTATATGGAAAGAGAGAAACACAAACACCGCAAATATAACGTAAATGAACTACTACTTTTAACCGACTACTTCACACGGAAAACCGCAGAGTTGAAGAAAATGGAGAGTGTATGAAAATCTATATCGTATTGCTTTGTATGTGTCTATTGGCAGGTTGTGATTACGTTAAAGTAGAAACAGATTTTGCTTACGATACAAAGGATAAATCGTTAGTGGAAATGAAAAGAGAAATATTGAAATCGGTAAAGAAGTATGAAAAACAAACTAATTATCGAGTGGATAAAGTATATCTATCGCAACATGATTTGTTTGAACCCATGGGAAATTATTGGAGTATAAATCTTACGAAATGAAACCAGATATGGCAGGGAACTCGGATAAAAGGATTGATAGTGAACTCTGGATATATAAAACTCTGGCGTAAGATTATAGATACATCATTCTTTAAACGGTCACACTGCTTACATTTGGCTATCTATATACTATTGGAAGCCAATCATAAGGCATACAAAATGATATATGACGGCAAAGAAATGACTATTGAAAGAGGTCAGTTAGTAACCGGATTATTTAAACTTCGGGAACATACCGGACTTAGTATATCCAAAATACGCACTTCTATTCAGGTCTTACTCAACTCTGGTTTTTTAACAAAGACATCAACAAGCAAAATGACAATAATAACAGTATGTAATTACAATGAATATCAGCCAACATCAACAAACGAAATAACAAAGGATATAACAAACCAATCGCAAACCAATCGCAAACCAATCGCAACAATACAAGAATGTAAAGAATGTAATAACACTACTAGCTTGTCCGAAAAACCAGAATATAAGCCAAAAACAGACCCTGTTTCTTTGCTTATATACGGCTTCAAGGATAAGACAGGCGTTAAAATGGACGATAGAGATTGGGATACGGCTAATTGGAGTTGGGCTAAGAAAGAAGCCAATAAAATGATAGAACTCTTTAAACAACCAGATGTTGCCTTACAGTGTCTCTCCGATTTGTGTGATTACTATATCAAGCAGGGGTTAAGTTGGAATTTTTCAACAATAACAAAAGCGATGTCGGATTGGAAATTTCAAAAAGAGCATTATGGTAAATTTTATACCACTGGCTGGCGGAAACGCGGAGAAACAGATGAACCAAACAAGTAACGAAGATCGTGAATGGAATCTCAAACTACATTCACTACGGAAAGGGGAAATGTCTTTGGAACAGGCATTAGGCACAGGCGAAGTGATACGGCGGTGTTCTTGTGGTGCAGAAATTATAAACAGGCATTCTCCGATGTGCCACCAATGCTTAATTTCTAAAATATTAGTTTTTATAGGCGAACTTTCATTACGCGTGCAGAATGTTCCCTTAGTTACTTGCCCAAAGTGTGGTAAATCTAAATATACGAGATTATGTTTTACTGGTATTTGTATAGATTGTGAAACAGAACAATCTGACAAAAATAGTAAAATGAAGTTAATGCAAAAAACGAAATCACTACAAGAACGTGTAAAAGGTTTTACAGGTACGAGTTTTATAGAAAAGAGCCAAAACAAAGAAGATGAATGCGAGATTGTTCCATTTTGACAGCCAAGTATAAGCCACAGTATATCCCAGAACGCATAGGATTGATTTAAATGGCTTCGGGGTAGGGTACAAACGCAAAGAAACGCCATTCTGATAGGTTAGGGAGGGTTTATGAAGATAATGAAGTGTGATTTATGCGGTAAACAGGTAGGTGAGTATAAATTAAGTGATTTGTATACAAGATATATTACGCACGGCATCAATGAAATATGCCCTGATTGCAGAAATATAATCGATGGTTTTAAGCGTAAAGTGCTTAGGGGCATAGAAGAAATAGAGGGGCAGGCAGTCAAGGAATTTATTGAAAAAATACATAAAGAAATATTAAAAGGAGAGTAAAATGGACGAATTACTATTCCTAATTTTCATTTATAAAAAGTGTCGTAAATGTAAAGCAAAATCTCTCCTAACCGAGAGAAAATAAGGAGTGGGATATGATATTTAACCCAGGATATTCAGTTCCTGCAATAAATCAATGTAGGGAAATATTGGCAAGGTCTAATTCTTCACATTGTAGTGTTGGCAATTCTCCGAAACCCGCAAGAAAACAAAATGTATGTGTATGCTTATCAAGTGGCAAGGCAATACGAGATGAGTTTTATGAGTGTGATTTGTGCGAAAGCACAGGTATATACCCGCCTATATTAAAAAAGAAAAGACCTTCAATATTTAAGAAGATAATTGCATATTTTAAGTAAAGGAGAATCCTCTATGAGTGAAGTAATTTGGAAGATAAAGATTGGTGACAAGATTTCATTAAAGGGTGAAGTTATTGCTTGGAGGCGAATCAATCAGCGTGGAGTATCCCGAAGAAATCGCCGAAGAACTATTTGAAGAAATGAGGTCTGCCATTGAATGTGGAGAATCTTGGTTTGTTGCAAATTACAATGATGTAAAGGCAACATATCACGGTAATGTCATAAACTATATCAATACAAGATTGATTGTTGGTTATGTGTAAATAGTTCTTTGTAATCGGCGGTTCGCATATTGTGGAAATGCAGAGAGCGCATAACCGGAAATCTCGATAGTAGGTTCGATTCCTACACCGCCGATAATTTTCAAGGTCAAATAATAAAAAGGAGTAAACAGATGAAATGGATAAGCGTTAAGAAAAGATTGCCGAAATATGATGACGATTATTTAGTATATACTCCAGAAAATTCAATTACCCCTATTAATGTAATGTGGTTTGATGTAGAAGAAAATCATTTTACGGATTCTTATTATAAAGAAGTTACCCATTGGCAACCGTTGCCTAAACCGCCAAAGGTCAAATAGCCCACAAAAATAAAGGAGAGTGAGTCGTATAGACGGTTTTAACGCCTGTCTGGTACAGGTTAAGGAGGCTCTGAAATGAGCAAAGGAAAAGGAAATTGGGTATATCGACTATGGATAAAATTACTTGATTTATTTACAAGCGATATATCACAAGTTGGTTTAGATGAATTAACAATAAGACTCATAAAGGGGTAAACTATGAAAGAGGTTGAACACTTTGTAACGTTAAGCGATCTTGTAGAGGCCGGCCGTAACATACTTTTTAAAAAACGCGATGAACAGATACGGGCAGCGTTTATACTACTACGTCAAAAAGGCGAAAGTGTCAAAGGATGTTATTACAAAATATCGCACAAAGTTGGTATAAGTTGGGCAAGGGTAAAACAGATCATAGAAAAAAGTTAATATACTAACCTTAATATCTCTTGCGTAATTTATTTTAATTGATTATAATTACAGTATAGCAAACGATAAGTGTGAAGCCGAGGGAGAGCCAGATGAGTGCGATAGGTGCAAAATACGGTTCGCAAGACCTCAAAGGAATTCCGATCAAGAGAAAATTTGTTATCCCCGCAGAAGTGAGACTACTAAAAGATAGCCGTTAGGTTATCGGATAGTGGTTTTTTTACGTTAGGAGTGGAAAATGGAAAATAACAATAACTTATGGAAAAAGGCATAGTCAAGGAAATATCGGTTAAAGATTTTATCGCACTAACTAACGATAATTTCTGGGATCATATAGTTCTTTGAACTGAGCGCACTTAGTAAACAATCGGAACACCATATACCTCTACTAACCATAACGCTGATTAAGTTTTCGGGTGCGTTCAATTCAGGGAATAAAGACAAGGGATATAAAATGGCATTAGATTATATACCGGATTTAGACCCGAATGGATATACAGTAATTTTTTGATATATGATAAAACAATTTAGAATATTAGAAGTTAGGGAGGACAAGTACAATATTGAGGAACGTGTATTATCCGATAAGTTTTGGGGTGGAAAAATAGTTTATACAGATTGGGAAATAATGATCTATAATATAACATTTGCGCAAGCGTTAGAAATTATTGATAAGGTGCAGAAGTGAAAAAGTTAATCGGCAGAGACATAGATCACATTACGCCGGTAGGCGATAAGTTCAAACATACTTGTAAAGAGCATTGCAGATGTAATCCTGAAATAAAAGTATACGGAGATTATCTGCAAGTCATTCATAACGCATTTGACTTACGGGAATTTAGCGAAAGTGCTTATAGTTACAGCAGGTATAGGAATTAAGGAATGAAGAAAATTAATATCAAGTATCTCAATGGTAAGGAAGAAGAAGTAACGTGTGATTTTGCAGGAGTTATGGAATGGGGATATGTGATTGGATATTGGAAAGGCAGCGACATTGTAAATCAAAGATTTATATCATCGCAAGTAATAGATACTGTAAACGAAGCACTGGTAGATGAAAACAAATAGGAATTAGATATGGATAGGACAAGGTGCTGAGATAATGGGTAAGAAATTAAAGTATGGGAATAGCGAAGTTACACCAATGCAAGAAGCGTTTTGTAAACTATTCGCTACCGAACCCGAGTTTTTTGGTAATGGAACACAATCTTACATATCGGCTTATGGCGTAGACGTGAATCAAAAAGGCGCATATCTAAGGGCAAGAGTTGAAGCACATAATCTTCTAACTAAACCTAACATACTTCAAAGAATTAATGAATTACTTGAAGAAATAGGGCTGAATGATTCCAACATAGATAAGCAGTTATTTTTAGTTGTGAATCAGAATGCAGACTTATCGGCCAAGATACAGGCCATAAGGGAATATAATAAATTGAAGGGTAGGATAAAAGACGAAAATCCTTTGAAAGATTTGCTTACTGGTGTTAGCATAACGATAAATAAGAACTACGGTAAAAATGGATGAAAAATTTGACATTAACTTGTCAGTTAGGCAGACGGAAGCCCTTGATTCCCTTGAATCAGAAACGATTAGTGAACTTTTATACGGCGGTGCAAAGGGTGGTGGCAAGTCAGTTTTTCTTTGTTTCTATGCGGTCTTGTATGCGATATGGATTATCACGATTTGCAAAATACTTAAACGCCCTAAATATGCCTATGTTATCGGGTTTATCGGGCGTGTTCGTAGCGTAGATTTCAGCAAGACTACGCTTGTAACGTGGAAGAAGTTTATACCAAGTAGTATATACGAGTTAAACGAACAGAAGAAAATAATAACGCTCTTTGGAAAAGTAATATACGATTATGGCGGTCTTGATGATGAAGAAAACATTAAGAAGTTCAATTCAGCTGAATATGGGCTGATAATCTTAGACCAAGCAGAAGAAGCTGATAGGGATCAAGCGGCAATGTTAAGGGGTACTCAGGGCCGGGCAAGCATAAACGGTGTTACTTTGCCGATTAAAACTCTATTCAGCGCGAATCCTGGCGAGTGTTTTCTAAAAGACGATTTTGGCATAACACCTGGTACAGTTTGCCCTTCGTTCCGTAAGTTCATACAAGCATTACCAAGCGATAATACGTTCATTGACAGTAAGGCGTATATAGCACAGCTTAAAGAGGCATGGAAGCATCATCCAGAGATACTGAAAGCGTATGTTGAGGGCGATTGGAGTTCAACTGCTGGTGGTGGATTCCTAATAGACCGGGATACTTGTAGTAGATTGGTCAATCTTCAATTACCTATTATCTCGAATACTAAACGGTGGGTAAGCAATGACCCTGCGTGGTTAGGTGACAAGACAGATGAAATAGTTGCTTATGTTTTTGAAGAAAATAGGGTAATAGACAGCAAGTTCATGTTTAACCAAGAGACTACTACAACAGCCGCCGAATTAGTTAAACTTGCAAGGCAGTATGGTGGAACGGCGATAGGGATTGATTCAATAGGCGTAGGTGCAGGTGTAGTAAGTGATTGCCGGGCATTAGTCAAGAATGACATAGATATTTTTGCTATTAATTCTTCCATTGCTCCGACAATGACAGATTCTCAAAAGAATAAGCCCAAACCAGAACATCTCACAGTACATTTTTTAAATGTCAGAGCAGAAATGTATTGGGTAGCAGTAGAAGAACTTAAAGATAATAAATGGATATTGCCGAATGACTCTGAACTGATACGTCAATTATGTTCAATAAAATATGAGATAAAAAACGGCAAGATTAAGATTGAAGATAAAAAAGAAATTAAAGCAAGATTAGGTAAAAGCCCAGACAGAGCAGATTGTTTTGTTCAAGGCATATGGATGAAAAAGTTTGTTAGACATAAGATAAATACTGAAAACAGGCAGTTCCCCAGCACGGAAAGAATGTGGCGTAAAATACGAGAAAGAGGGTATAACCGATGATCGAAGCAGAAAAGACGCAGGATGAACTAATCAAACAAGCAGAACCGCAGGAAGCCGTAAAAGAACGCAAGGTAATCAGCATAGAAGTAACCGAAACTGGTGTGAATGTCAACTGGTCGAAGAACCTTAAACGCATAGAGTTGATAGGATCTTTGGAAATAGCGAAATCAACTATTGAGAATTGGTTTGAAGAAATGGCTTATAGGGTGAAGTTAGAAAAGGAAAGCAAAATAATCAAGCCCGGGCAGCAGAATGGGTTCATACCAAACTTAAAGAAGTTTTTAGCAAGAAAATAAAATGAAAGGAGCAGAACAATGGATAACCCTTTACATGGAAAGAGCAGAGAGCAATTTAGTAAAGAAAGAAATTTAGAGGATATAGGATATTGGAAAAGCCGTATTAAAGATGTAGGGTTTGCAGTAAAAGTCGTAACAAGGATAGGCACTACGGAAGAATTTTTAGTTGACCCCTACTATTTCAAGATAAACGTACAAGAAGATAAGGAAACTATATTAAATATGCTTGAGCAAATAATAACGAAGGAGGCAGTGAAATGATTAAGCCAGCAAATGGATATGTATTATGCAAGAAGTCGAATGTAGAAAAGAAGACAGAATCAGGTATTATTGTAGCCACTGGGTTACGGCAGAAAGGATATGACGATCATATACAGGCAGAGATAATAGATATAGCCATAGATAGTCTAATAGATGGCATAGAAACAAAGGAATTGTTTATCAAGGGCGACACAATTCTATTCAAGAAAGGTCTATCCGAGAAATTGGAGTTAGAGTTTGATAGTAAGACCGAATACTATTTAGTGAAAAAAGATGACATTATGGGGATACTATGAACATAGAGATACCCAAAGGTCAGTATTGCGAAGGATGTCAGTTGCTTGATAGTTCAGGATTATGTAAGTCAGTAGATAAAATGTGTACAGTAGAAGGCAAGACAGGAATACCTGTTGACTATAAGCCGTATAGTGATAAATACAAGATTATAAAGCACAAGGATTGCCCAAATGCCTAGTGTAAGTAAGAAACAAAGACGGTTTATGGCCGCAGAACTTAACCGAGCAAGGGCAGGAAACAAGACATTAACAGGTATGACCGAGGAACAGTTAAGTCATTATGCGTCAACGCCGGACAACCAGTTGCCGGAGCGAGTACCTAAACCCATGAAAACAGTAAAAAAGATACGCCGATACCAATTCAGGCACAAGTCAAGGATAAACTAATGGCAAACGTTAAAGAAACCGATATTGATAAATTGGCTAAGAAGCCAGAACTTACTACCACAAAGATGGTGTCCGAGTCAGATATACCCACCCAGAAACCTGAAGATACATATGAATCTAAATACGATATAAATGCCAATAATATAATCGAATTCAATGACAGAGAACTGGAAGAAACAATTGAAAAACAGTTAAAAGAAGATATAGAAAAATATAGACCTAGTGGCGCATTTATAAATAAACTTACGAAATATGAGCAGATGTATTTATGCGAACCGGATCCCGCGATGAATGATGACCCGTGGCCTAATGCGTCAAATACCAGACATCCCGGAGCGTCTATTGCCTGTAAAGGTAAACACGCAAGATGGATTAAGTCAATGTATGGCGTAACGCCATACTGTTTAATTGAGCCAATAGGGGAAGTAACAAACCAGCCGGAAGTTAAAGAAATGTTATCAAAACTCCAAGGTTGGTTCCAGTATATGTACTCAAAAATAATGCGAGCCGAATCAGAACATAAGTTGGTTATGCTGAATGCAGGTAAACTCAATACTGGTATTGCCATGATAGCATGGGAGACCAAATACGATAAAGTCTATGAGAATAATGTTGAATATACTGATTTACAAGCATTCCAGACAGATTTCCCTACTGCTAAAGAGGCAGGAATAAGCGAAACTAAATATCAGGAATATATACAGCAATTAACCCCACAATCTATGAGTATGCAAGTCTCTGAAATGCCTATAGAAGGGCAAGAAATGGGCGTATCTGCTCCAATGCCTGTCGTAACTATAGAAAAAATAGCCAAATGTGTTAAGACTTATAACTACCCGATATTGGAAAGCATTAACAGAGACAAATTTATAATTATACCGTCTGATGTAAGTAAATTAGATACTGCTGTCGGTTACGGATACGAGTTTGAGTTATCGTGGAACCAATTAAAGAAAGGTGAATCAGAGAACAGGTACTTTAATATAGACCGCATATCAAAAACAGGTGGGCAGGCAGTAAATATCAATGAAACTGAACAGCAACGTAAAGAAAACGAAGGGAAACTGGGCGATGATACCGATAAAGACATAAAAAAAATGACGTTTCATCCATGGAAACTTATTTATCATTACGATATAGATGGCGATGGTTTGAACGAAAAACTTATTCTTACCTACTTATACGAACAGAACGTGCTAATACGTGCTGAACTTTGGGATGAGAATCTATATTTTGTTCCACATTATATTGAACGTCGTCCAGGGCGGTTTGACGGTATAGGAGTATGTGCGCAACTAGAAACTATAAACGATCAAGGAGATGTGTTTTGGAATCTACGTGCGAATACAGCGCGTATGACATGCTCGCCGTCTTTTAAGGGTAAGAGATCATCGAAATTCAATCCTACTGAACAAGAATGGTATCCAGGCGTTATATTTTGGCTTGAGGATATGGGCGATGTAGAACAATGGACTATTATTAATAATTTCCCTGAACTATATAACGAAGAGAACCAACTCGAAAAGTTATCGCAGATGAAATCTGGGTTAACTTCAGGGCATAGTGGGCGCGAGTTAGGCAATGACGCAAATGCTCCGGGCAACAAAACAATGGCTCTTATTAACGAGGGGAATATACTTATAGACGAAGATATATCAACGTTAAGAGAAGGTGTTGAACTTGTATTTTATTATATTTTCCGTATGTGTTCAAAACATCTTGATAAAGAAGACAAATATTTGAAGATATTTGGATTACAAAAACAGGATTTACAAGTCGCTCTTGACCAGATCTCGTTAAATGGTATAAGCGTATCGCAAAACCCTGATGTCAGGCGAGTAAACGATACGGCGTTTTATGAAACATTCAGAAAAGAACCTATTTTAAATTCTAATCCGAAAACTATTCAAGAACTGTTAAAGACAGTATTTGCGTCTTGGGGTAGAGATAAACTTGCATTAATACCAACCGATGAAGATATTAAACGTATGCAGATAGATGCTATGAAACAGGCATTAATTGAAATGGAACAACAAAAAATGGCGATGGCAAGTGAACAAAGTATTCAACGTATAAAACAAAATGCAGGGCAGTTGCCTCCACCTCCGCCCAAACCGCCAAAACCAAATGAGATACCTAAAATAGAAGAACCAATGAAAGGAGAAATATAGTGAATGAAAACAATGTGTTATTTTTAGAGAATGCGAAGAAGTTAGAACGTTTGAAGAATAATCCTGATTTCCAGTTTTATCTTGAGATATTAAAAAGCAAGAAACATGAATTTGAAAATGTGTTTGACCACCCCAAACCGATTGGAGTTATAGAAAGGCGAGCAGTAGGCGAGGAATTCCAATATTTTAAATATACAAAAGAAGACGATACTGAACGAATCAAAGAAGCACAGTTACGCAAAGATACATTTTCTAGGTGTATATCTTTATGCGATGACTGGATAGACAGAGCAAAAATAATATTAAAGCACGAAGAAGATACGAAGGACAGCAAAAAGAAGGAAAAATAACAGGTTATCCGAAGGCCGTATTCCGGCGGCGTTAAATAAGCGGTAGAGATAACCTGTAAAGGGAGCATTAGAATGGCAGATGAAAAAGACGTTAAACAAACTTCGGAAGAGTCAGCCGAAGAGAAGTTAAGAAAAGCCGTTAAAGGCAGTCAGGTCGCAGAACCTGATAATGCCGAAGAGACCAAACCTGAAGAGGTCGTTAAAGAAACAGGAGAAGAAAAATCAAAAAAAGAGGAAAATCCAGAGGAATCTGAAGTTGTCGAGGAATCCTATGAATCGGAAACTAAAGATGAAGAAGAAGAAGAAGAAGAACCGAAAGACAACAAGGTAGGTGTTGACTTAATTCCTCGGAAACGGTTGAATCAAGAAATAGACAAGCGCAAAGAACTCGAAAAACGGATGGAATCGTTACAGTTCAAACTTTCTGAAATTGAAAGTAAAATAGGCGATAAGCAGACAAAAGCCAAAGAAGAAGCGGAACTTGAAAAGGATGCGCAAGAAACGGCTGATGAACTCGGCATATCCTTAGAAAGTGCGAAGAAAATTCTTCTGAAGCAAGAAAGTCGGGCGAAACATTATCTTTCCAAAGAGATATACGAGTTACGGAAAGAGAATGCCGATACTGCCTATAAGTCTAGATTAAAAGAGGCAATAGGTAAGAATAAGTTTGCCGTAAAATATGAAAAAGAGATTAACGACAAACTGTCTATTATGCCTATTGAACTGAAAAGTGATCCATACGTTATTGCCGAAGCCATCAAGGCAACGCTTGGCGAGAAAGTCTTAGAGATAGCCAACGATATTGCTAAAAGTGCAGTTAAGCAAGTTGAGGAGAAGAAGAAAATAATACCTATGAACCAAGAAAAACCAAATGCGAGTGAAGGAACTAAATCAAAACTGACAGACGACGAGAAATTCATGGCTTCTAAACTCAAAATAACTGAAGAACAGTATTTGAGTGGGAAAAAGAAAAGATGATCCGTATTGACCGTTCACCAACTTCGCGTGGCGTAGGCAAGAAATTGAATGTTATCGGGATTGAATCAGAAGAATCCACGAAACAATCTGATTCTGTTTATGTCCGGTGTAAAAGGTGTGGATTTCTCTGTAATACAGATAGGGATAGTAAATGTCCTTTATGTCTTATAGAGAATTACAGTAAGGAGAATCATCCATGAGTTCTCATGCCAGAATATTTAAAACACGCAGTAGCAATGGGTTAAAATGCCCGTATTGCGATGACACAAAAAAGACAAAGTTCATTGAAATGGTTTATAATGGAATGTTTTCTCGTTGGAAATGTGGTGTCTGCGGTTGTGAATGGCGTTTAGATGAAAGACAACCGATAGACCCACAATTGCTGAAACATGATAAAAAAGCGAGACAACATGAAAATCCATATAACTCATTTTCAAGAGGTATAGACTTAGATAGAGTCAAACACTCTAACCAAAATTAGGAGGATTACATGAGGTTCCATTATGATTTAACAGGCGCAGAACCAATAGTGAGAGATGTTCCGGTATACGATGCTGCTAGTATGGCTAACGGCGAATTAATAATGTTGGGCACGACTGATCCTGACAGTGCCGTTGACATGAATGTATCGTTTGTTACGGCGTATGTTAGCGGTTCAAATACAGAAGCGGTTGACGCTCTTGGAATAGTAAACGAGGATTTTTCAACTGCGGCCTCGATAGACAACACGCCGGTAGAGGGAAGCAAATTCCTGAAAGCAATTATCAATCCGTTTGCTATTTATCTTTGCGAATATTCGCAGGGTACTTCGGATGACGTTGCTATCACTACGGGTGGAGTTTCAACTTCCGTTACTATCACTTCTATCGAAGATGATATAGATGCAGGTTGGATATATTTCCCGCTCGCGGTAGGTGGTGCGGCTGGAAAGTTGAGACTGATAACAGCGGCTACGACTAATACTCTTACGGTAGATTCTGCTATTACCACGACAACTAGCGATACTATTATTAAGATACTACCGCTATTCCATGCTACAACGAACCTTACAACCGATGCCAAAAAGTTGCATTCGCAAGCGGCGATAGGTGAAGGAGTATCGTTGCGAGTTGTTGAGAATTATATCGAAGCCGATGGGATACCTTTCAAAGCGTTAAGATACGCTGACAAAGGTAAGAACGGGTTGACTGGCGTAAGGATATATGCTGACTTGGTTATGCTTGACCATATTTATAACCCAGCATAATTTAAAATATAACAGGAGGACATACAATGCACTTAAGTGAAAATTGGCCGGATTTGCTTGAACCGGGCATAAAACAAATTGCCACGGGCGAAGAAACAAGGTTCTCGAAAAAAGATTCAATGCTTTCCAAATTATATGATATACAGACAACTGGTAAATCGTATGAGAAATTTAGTTCAGCGTCTGCTCTAGACGATTGGGAAGATTTTTCGGGAACAGTAGGATATGACGACACTTATCAGGGCTACGACACAAAGATAGAATTCCCTGAAAAAGTGAAAGGCATAAAGATAGAACGCAAACTTGCTGACGATGACCTATACGGGATAATCAAACAGAGAGCCGAAGAACTAGGTTACTCGTTTGCTAGAACGCAGGAAAAATCAGGCGCGCAGATATTTAATGATGCGTTCACTACCGAAAGCGACGATAATGTTTCGGGTTCCGACGGTACTGAACTATGCGCTTCTGATCATCCGTATCCGAACGGGTCAACTAATACGCAGAGCAACGAAGGAACGACTGCATTATCAGCCACTGCCGTTGAAGCCACAAGACGGCTTATGGTTGCTTTTAAAGGTGATAATGAAGAAGTTATTAACGTTAACCCCGATCAGTTGATAATTCCTATATCGCTTGAAGAAACGGCGTGGGAAATAATCAATTCCAAAGGCAAGATAAATACTGATGCTAATAACGCTAACTTCCATGAAGGAAAATATAAACTAGCGGTATGGAAGAATTTCCTTACTGATTCCAATAACTGGTTTATGTCAGATTCAAACCTTCAGAAGAAATATCTACTTTGGTTCAACAGAGTGGCTATGGAAGTCAATCAGGACAAAGATTCCG